CATTGAATGATATACTGGTCACGACATCAGTTAGGCCAGCACCACTGCCCACAAACCTAGAGGCACTTAAATATCCAGTGTTGGGGTTGTAACTCAAACTGGCATTGGTGCTGGCCTGTTGATTACTGCCAGTGTTGCTGGACACAAATACAGGATAGTAAGTGCCACTGGTGCCAATGGATGTGGTATTGACTGGCACAGTGATATCTGCACCACCAGTAAATGTTTGCCCATTAAGTGCCTTGCCAGGAGTCAACACTTTGGCAGAATCAGCTGTGCCAGTTAGCGGTCCATTCAAAGTGCCAGCAACAGCACCGCCACTGCCAGCACCTCCTGTGCCTATGTACCAATTGCCGGCCAGCACTGCACCGGTATCAGAAGCAGTGAGTTGCGTTTGTTTGTCTAGGGATGAACTGGGTAAACGTCTTGGCATATTATACTCCTAGTTTGCTTATCAACATGTCAATCTGCGCCTGCTGACGTTCAATAGTGGCCTGTTGTTCTTTGATAGCTTCCACCAGCAGTGGCACAACTTTTTCGTATTGAATTGTCTTGTAGTTCTCACCCGATTTACTAGCACCGTTTTCATCAGTGTCAAACGGAGCAGGTTTGACTGCCTCGGGCAATACTGCTTCCAACTCGTCTGCAAACAAACCAACAATGTGTTCGCCAGCTTTGAATCCAAAACTTTCTGCCAGCGCATTTGGCGTATACAGTATACCATTCAAACTCATGACCTTGGTCAACGCATTTGGAATAGTAGCAACGTTGGTCTTCAATCTTCTATCTGAGTAGAACGCTGTGATATCGCCAACGGCTGTGATAAAGCTCTTTGATTCAATTGAGTTGGCAGAAAGGAATCCCTGTATGCCTGCGTTGACACTCACATCCAAGTTGCCGGTAATGCCCACTCCAGCTGTTGAAGTTAGGCCGGCAACAGTGTATGCGTTGGCAGTGTTCAATGCATTTGCTTTAGCAACTGTTTGACTACTAATATTGCCAGTGGTAATGGCGTCAGTGATACCAAATCCAGCTATTGTGGTTGGCTTGCTGGTAATGCCACTCCACGGTACAGCTGCAACAGTTTGACTACCAATGTTGCCAGTGGTAATGGCGTCAGTGATACCAAATCCGGCTATTGTGGTTGGCTTGCCTGTAACGCCAGTCCATGCCACTGCACTTGCGGTACCGCCACTAACTGCGCTGTCCACATAAGTAGTGCTGGCAAAAGTTCGTCTTGTATTACCGCTATCAGTATAGAACACATTGGTGCCGTTGAATTCAATGGCTCCAGCTTGTGGGCTAGATAAGTTTGTACCTGCACTAAACTTCAACGGTGCAACACTAGAAGTACCTGCTGCAAGTCCAATGGAAGTTCCTCCAGCCATTGTGACACTGCCGGTAAAATTACCACCTGCCAATGGCATCTTGGCTGTGTCAATTTGTTGGATAGCAGTTTGTACATTGGTTGCAGTAACAGTGCCGTTAGGAGTGAATATCACACTCACAGCATTTACTTCATATGCAATGTAGCCGTCCACTTCCAACAACAGTTGCTCACCAGTTGCTACACCGCCTCCTGAGAATGTGATTTTACCCCAGTTGTTGGCTCCGTCTTTGCCTGTGGTTTCGGCATAGTCATAAGCACCGTCTTGACGAACACCGTCAATGAACACTTTCAACTGGCCTGACCCTACACTATAAGGTGGGGTTGTGATTACAGTAGCACCGTTAGCAATAAGATTTCCAGCGGCATCGAGTGAGCTTCCCACAGTATACGAGAAGCTGCTTGTGTTAATTTTAGTGCCAAGATTTGGAGCAGTGATGTTTAACGGGTATGCCCATGTGTAATTGCTGGCACCGTTATAAGTCAATACCATTCCCGAGCTGGCTGATCCGCTGATACTGTTCAACAAGTTGTTCAAACCACCACTGGCACTGCCAGCACCAGTACCACCAAATGTCACTGGCAACTGTCCAGTTGACGCAGTGGCCATGTTCAAGTTGGCAGTAATGATCCTACTTGCTGCATCCACCAACAATGTGGTACCATCAGTTGCATAAATGCTACCTTGCACTGTTGCTGTCACACGTCCAGTGAATGTGGATGTTGTGCCCACACTCAATGAACCTGCAATAGTTGTATTACCATTGGCACTGTCTACTTGGAATTTGGTCACAGCACCTGCTGGGTTGCCATCGTTAATTATGAACGGTTGAGCACCTGGTGTTGTAGAACCTTTTAGAGTCAATGCATTATCAAACGTTGTTGCATTGTTAAATGTCCAGGACCCTGTAACAGTTCCAGAACCGCCATTTGTGTTCAATGTTGTACTGTACAGTGTACCAGCAGTTGTATCGATGTAGCTACTACCGCCAGTTAAAGTCCAGCCACCAGCAATAGTTCCTGTATAAGGACTTCCACTGCCAGCATTGGCTGCAATCTTACCTAGCGTTAATGTACCAGTGTTAACTAATACTGTATCACCTGTATTGGTATCAACGTTGAATGTTGTTACTGGACTACCACCACCGTTGGTAATCTTGAAGTTTTTACCACTTCCGCCAATCACAGTAAGGTTGTGATTCAACACAGTCGAACCAGTCACATTGACTGCACCAGTTCCAGTGTTGGTACCTGACGCAGTATTGTTGAAAGATGCTGCACCAGCAACACCCAGTGTGCCGCCTAGTGCAGATGCACCAGTTCCAACAGTGAATGTGTATGCTCCAGTGATATTGGTATTACCGTTCAGTGTTGTGGCGCCACCAACTCTTATCTGTTTGGCCACAGTGAGTCCGCCTGCAATGGTTGCAGCCGGTCCGCCTGCTGTCAGTGATGTACCTGGGCTAACAGTTTGACTTGGAGCAACAGTCCATGAAACACCACTGCCTGCCGTGATAACAGTGCCAGCTGTGACGTTGTTGCCGTAAAGATATGATCCTATTGCAATGGCTCCGCCAGTAACCGCACTGCCGACAGTTAAAGTAGTGCCTGATATACCGCCAGTGAATGTTGCAGCTGCGTCAATATCAGCGGTGCTATTGACACTCATTGTGCCAGTGATAGTTTCATTGTTGTTAACAGTTTCGTTTGACACACTAGTTGTGATACCAGTAACTGTTAAGTTACCACGTATAACAACGTTGCCGTTTGCATCAATGTCAAACTTGGTTCCGCTGGCAAGAGTTCCAACTTGCAGTGTTCCTGCTATGTAACTGTTTCCGTTAGCACTGTCAACGCTGAATGTGGTCACTGGAGTAGCAGCACCATTGGTAATAACAAACTGCTCAGTTCCTATTGAAGTTGAACCGTTTATGGTCACGTTACTATTGAATGTGCTGTTGTTTCTAACAGTCAACGAGCCATACAGCGCAGTTGCAGTTGCAGCTCCTCCGGCAGTGCCCACATTCAATGGAGTACCAGGCAGTAGATTAAAACCGTTGGTAGCAACCACTTCCCAGGTGTTAATGCTGCTAGAAATCGTTGGAGCACTTGTACTTGTTGGTCCAGCATATGCTCCTGAGAACGTTTGTGCCGCAACTGTTGGAGCATAAGTTTGTCCAAAGAACTGTGTGCTAATTGCATTTGATGGATTTAAACCAACAGTCATAAATCCAGGAGTACCACTTGGACTTACTGTTGCTGTAAATGTTGTGCCAGCAGCAACAGTTTGACTTGGAAACACTATCCACGAATTTCCACTACCTGATGCAATAACTGAACTAGCTGTAACACCTGTGCCAGTCAACAACATGCCAGGCATGATACTGCCGCCTGTAATAGCACTAGTAATAGACAATGCATTGCCAGTGATCGATCCTGTGAATATTGCTGTGTTGGTTGCAGTGGTTGCACCTGGGAATCCAAAAGTAATTTGATAGTTGGTGTTACCACTGTTGGTAGTAATAATTGGATAACCTTGTACTTGTAACAATCCCACGTCCACAGTTCCTGTGCTATCTGACTGTATGATACTGTTGTTACCATGCGGATTGTCGGTTGGATTACTGATCTTCAATACAGAATAAACGTTGCCGCCGCCAGTGGTCGTACCACCAGCACCATTGTTTCCGTTGGCAGATGTCTTGAGAGCCATGATACCAATGTTGGACAACGCAGTTGCATTTGTAGTTGCACTGATAAATGAACTGTTGCTAATTGCATTACCGTCTGCAATTATCTGAGCAGCTGTTTGAGCAGTGGGGCTAGCGGCAGCACTGGTTCTATTGTAAGGAATAGTTCCAGCTGGTATGTAGGTAATCTTGTTCAGCTGGACGCCAGTTGATGTTGAACTTGCTGTTTGCAAATCAACCCAACCGTTTGTTTGATTAAACACCACACTGTTGAAACTGGCCAAACCGTTGGCAGCTTGTATCTGTTGACGTGTACCAGTAGGAGCAGTGGCCAGGGTTGCACCGTTACTGATTGTAGATATTACAGTGCCATTGGCACCTCGTATTTCTGTAGTATAAGTAGCACCAGGAACATTCAGCAACAGCTTGCTTTGTTCAATGTCAGCAGTTGCACCCACCATGGTAGCAACCACACTGCCGCTGTTAATGCTGGTTGTTAGACTGTAATCGCCAGCAGTTGCAAACATTGATATTGGATTCAAGTTGTTGGCTATGTTGTCTTGCGCAGACACTGGCCATATCAATCCACTACCGTTGCCAATCACAGTGCCAGCCAACACGCTGTTAGTTGAACTACTGGACCCGGTCAAAATCATTCCCTGACTGATTGTGCCAACCAGACTGCCACTGGTTACATACAATGTATTAGAACTGATATAGCCAGTAAATGTGGCTGTAACTGGGCTTGTGTAAGTGTTACCAACAGCATTGCCAATAATTCTACCTTGGATAGTGATTGCACCAGTTGTGGCATTGGTGTAGCTTACACTGGTAGTTTTTGGTGATGGATTGGCCAACACAGTGTAGATACCATTGTATCCAACAGGTGTGACACCACTGACAACAATGGTCTGTCCTGCATTGAATGGCACACTGCTTTGTGTGGCAAATGTCAATGTAACAACTCCACCGTTAGTACTGACACCTGTAGTAGTAATAGGACTTGAATTATTTGGCAACGCTAGTTGAGCAGCTTGATATGTTTGAGTAGCTGCATCAAATACCAACTGTGCTCCGTTTGGTATACTGGTGATGTAAATGACTCCAGCCGGAATAAAGTTTGGAACTTTATTAAGCGTCATTGTGGCAACAGTTGTGGAACCAGCACTGGTCACAGTGGTCGATGTACTCACAAATTGTATAACTTGTGATCCGTCAAACGCATAAGTTGTAACACCATTTGATGTGCTGGCGCCACCGCCATATACTGACATGCCAGCTGTGATACCGCCGCTGATATTGGACAAGTTTGTTCCAGACACAGTTGCAGTTATAACAAACCCACTGCCACTCCAACTTACATTAGATGCAGTTGCATATGGCAAGTATTCACCATCTTGCAGTTTGAACAAACTGTTGTTGTTGAATATTGCAGCATCCACATAGCCCTTGTTTGTGGCATTGGTGCTGGCCGCCTGGATTGGCATGTTCATGTTGATGATGCCATTGCCACCCATGTTCATTTGACCACTCATGGCCAACTGTCCACTCAGCGCCATGAATCCTGGCCCCAACAATTGATAGTTAGGAACTGGGCTTCCGCCGTAGTCTAGACCCAGTCTGTAATAAAGTTACGTATGGCACTTTGCACAGGTATGATATCGCTAGCGTTTTCAGTCATCTTGCTGTCGCTAGAGAAGTTGGTTACCAATACACCTCGTTGGAATTGCAAACCACTCACATTGGTCAGCGCAATATTTTGACTGATACTAACGCTTCCTGTGCCTTGGTCAACGGAGAAGAACGAACCAACTCGGAAAATACCATTCTCGTCAGTGCTCACATAGAACACACGACCCACGCCCTCTTCAAGAATCTGTTTCAACGAGTTAGCAGGTATCGATGGGTTACCATAAATTTGTGTTGGATAGTTACTGGTGTTGTAACCACCAGTTCCAATATTGGTAAAGTCATGACTGGTTGCACGAGTCAACGAAATACGCTGTGTGATTTGCCCGTTTGTGTTTGCTGTGTAACCAGCATACAAGTTTGCAGTATTGGTTGAACTGAAAGGTTTGCTAATACCAACTGCACTGCCAACACCGCTGGTAGTTAGTTGTCTAATATCAGTTGTTGATGTAATTGTACCTGCTGTTATGCTGGCCGGAGTTCCAGTCAACGCATATGATACTGTGCTTGTGGTACATGCTGTTACAGAAACAATTCCATGATAAGCAGCAGTTCCAGTTCCGGTAACAGTAATTTTCTGTCCAACCTGATAAGGAGCATTTGTCTGATTAGCAAATGTCAGTGTGGCCACGTTGGCTGTAACACTACCTGCGGTAATGGTCAATGCATTTGAATCCCAAATACCTGGATCAGATGGATATGACAATATGATACTGGATGCACTGGCATTGGTAGCACTGGTGGTTTGCCAGATGCCGTTGTACAATCCGTTGCTGTTGTTTGCCACACTGTAGTAAGCACCATTGGTAATATTGATGCTACCAGTCAGTGCCAATGTGACACTGTAGACTCCGTTGGCAACTGTTTTGGTGGTGTATCCACTTGCACCAGATGTTGCGTTGCCAATTGTGGTTCCAGCATATCGACTAACAAAGTTTGGACAGTAGAATGCCATCGAGCCAGCACTGGTTATAGTTAGTGATGGAACAAATGCAGTACCGCTCACATAGTTGTAATAACTGCTTGCCACAGTAATTGTGGTAGTGCTAGGTATGGTTAAAATATAATAAGTTGCATCTGGAACAATGGTTCCAAAAGCAGTGCCTGAAAATATAATTTGTTGTCCAACAGTTAATCCGTTAGTACCAGCACCACTACTGATTGTAATAACATTTCCAGTGGTAGATGTTTGACTGATAGAACCAGTTACACCAGGAGCAGTTGGATATACCACACTCAGTGACACATCACTGACACCGCCAGTTGTTGTAACACTTTCATTGGCAAATTGACTAATTTCAGCAGTCAATTGTGCGGATCCAGGCAAACTAAATGTAAGAGTTCCTGAAGTGATATTGCTGGCAGTTCCAAGAATTGGAGTTGTGGTAGAACCGTAAATGTATACAGAAATCAAACTGTTTCCTGTCACATTGTTAACAACGTAAGTTTGTGAAGGACTCAACCCGCCGATTGATCCAATAATTGTCAATGGAGCCAATCTTGTACCAACCGTTTGACTTGTGTTAACTGTGTATGTTCGTCCTGTTGTTACTGTGGTGTTGTTGGGTTGTGCAATACTTACAACCCAATTGTTGCCGCTACCGCTAACAATATACACTCCAGTTCCAACAGTGCCGCCGCTCAATATCATACCAACAGCTATGGTTCCGCTGTTGACACTACTGACAGTCAATGCAGTTCCAGTAATGGTACCTACAAAACTAGCAACAGTTGATCCAGTAATTATGGTTCCAGATGTAATGCTAGCGCCAGAAGCCAATGCCATACTTGTATACAAAGTGGCAGTGCCGGAATTTGTTATGTACAATGTGGTACCACTGATGTAACCAAAGAATGTTGGTGAATAAACAGTTGAACTGAATGATGTTCCAACAAAGTTAATGATAGAACCAGATGTGAGTCCAGTGGTGCTGTTAACAACAATCTGATTGCTTCCGCTCACAGTTCCTGTCACAGTTCCTGTCACAGCACTGATCGACACAGTTGGAGTAGATGTGTAACCTTGGCCAGCGTTGACTACAGTGACGTTTTGAATTTGTCCACTGCCATCTGTTTTCAATGTTGCGGCAGCAATTGCTTGTGTTGCACCAGCACCACCGCCTGAGAATGTCAGTACTGGAGCACTGGTATAACCTGATCCTGCATTAACCACATTCACCTTGGTCACATAGGCATATTGAATACAACTGACTGTGGCACCATTGGGAATCCAACAAGCTGGACTTACAACAAATGTATTGGTCAGCTTGTTGGTTGATTGAATAATTGTTCCGCTCGGCACATTACCACCAGCTGTACTGAATGACAAGAAGCTGGCATTAACTGTGGTTGAACTAATAGCCACTGATTGTGCTGTGCTGAGATTGTATGTTGCACCGCTACCTTGGCCAGTTGTACCGCTTGCTTGACTTGCAACATAAGTTCCGTCTGTAATGCCAGTGACAAAGATCAACATGCCTACTTGGATAGTTCCACCTGTTATGGTACTGGAAACAGTCATCAAACCAGCACTGCTGATACTGGCAGTGAATGAAACACTGCCACCAGTTGCATTGGTAAAGCTGGCAGCAGTTCCAGTTGCCACGTTTGCAATGGTAGGTGTTAGGGTAACTGCTTTGGGATCTGATCCAACATTTGTACCCACAACATAATATGTGCTAGTCGTCGCTGGATTGATGCCACCAAAAGTATATGCATTGTTATTTGCACTTGATATATTTACAATTTGTCCTTTATAGAAAGCAGTAGGACCGCTGGCCACTGTCATGGTAATTGTTGTATTACCACTAACAGTTGTAACATAACCGCTGGTCTGAACAATACTAACAACCATACCAACATTCAACTTAGCAACTGTATTGGTTGAAATAGTTGTGGTATTAACTACATTTGCAACTTGATAAGTGCCATTATAGCTGGTGTTGGTCAGTGTAAATGCTTGCGGACTTCCAGAAGTACCGACAGCTTGGCTGATGCTTACAGTCCATGTACTGCCTACACCAACTGGCGAACCCACTGTGATGTTACTTAGAATAGTAGTGTTGGTTGACGTTGCGCCACCTGATATTACCATGCCAGGGAATATTACCTGTTGAGTTCCAGATCCGGTTATGGTTGACACATACAACACATTACCGCTTACTCCGCTTACTCCGCTGCTGATATAACCAGTGATTGTGGTTGTAGCACTATAACCAGATAGGGTCAGTGAGCTGTCCACTGGAGGAAGTGTACCAGCTGAGCTATATGGAACTTTGTATGTTACAATTTCAGCAGTTGTACTTCCAGGTTGTAGAGCTGAACTCACATAAGTTAAACCGTTTACACCAATACCAATACTGGAGTTGTTGTAAATCGGAGTTGCACTAATTGACAAGTATCCGCCAACATTGAAACCAAATTGTAAAACATCACCAGCACTGTATCCTGAAGGAGCTCCGCTGATGTTGGCAATCACTTGCAATGAGCTGCTGCCAATAGCCACTCCAGTGCTGACCACATTACTGATGTATTGACCAGTGAATCCAGTGCCTTTGATGTATTGACCCTGTAACACATTTCCGTTGAGATTGTTTGCAGTCAATTGACTGGCAGTTACTGATACCGCAGGAGTAACAGTTTGTGAAACGCTGACAGTGTATGCACCAGCACCGCCTGGAGAGAAGAAATACAATGTTGTGGCAGTTACGGATGCAGTCAGCGCATTGCTGATAGTTAGCACGTTTCCAACTATATCAACAACATAAGTTCCATTTGGTATGCCTGCAATGGCTGCTCCATTTCCAGATATCAATTGTCCAACAGCAATGAACGCATTGCTTGATGTCAAGGTAATTGAAACTGAATTGATTGTGGCTGTGCCAAGAGTTGCTTGTGAAGTGACAGATGTTCCTGATGCACCAAATTGTTGGTTAACAATCAGTGTGTTATCAGCAATGGATCCTCCACTCAGTGCCATGCCAACAGCAAATCTTGATGTACTGCTGTTTCCGTTAAGAGTTGCTGAAACTGTTCCGCCAACAGTTAATGTTGTTCCACTTATGGTACAACTGGTAGCTGTTACAGTTAATACAGAAACCAGATTGCTTGTGGCCGCAAATAGCGGGCTGGTATAACTCAATAACTGATGAGTACGACCGTTCCATGCCAGGGCGTATATGCCTGTGTTGATTTGATTGATGGTTTGCACATCAGTAAGAGCAGCAATTGCCAGTCTGCTATCACCTGCGGTCCCGCCCAGTGTAGCTGTTGCAAATATCAATCTACCAACAGGCAATATTGTACTACTAACAGGACCGCTCAGTGTGATAGTGGTTCCGTTAACGTTAATGACTTTCAATCCTTCGGGAACAATGTTTCCAAGGGCTTGTCCAGATTGTCCGCCTGCTGTTCCAATAGCACCGCTGACCACTTGACCAACAGCAATTGTTCCTGTCACATTGCTTACTGTGATAACAGCACTGCCTAATGAAGCACTTGCAATAGTAGCAAATGCACTGTTTGCTGCAAAAGGATCTGCATTTTTAACACTGGCAGTGTCTGTGGTAAATGTGTAGTAAGCAAAACCGTTAGATGTTTGCAAAATAGCATTGGTTGCTGTTGCCATCTGCTCACCAGTAGCTTGTGATAAGTTATAACTTAAAACTCGATAGATACTTGAAAGATTGGCATTATATTGCAACGCTGTACTTGGGCGTACTGGTTTGACGTTGGTAATATTGGTAAACTCAACGTATGTGTTTGTACGAATAGTAACCAACTGACCGTCACGTAGCGGGTATGCAAGACCAGTTGACGTACTGATTGTCAATTGTAAAACATTTTGTCCCACAGTTACACTGGTATGATTGATACCATTGATGATGTAAGTTGTTAAAGAGCCGCCTTCAATGGTATGATCGATATCCACATAGCACTTGCTGTAAGGAATATATTGATATCCAATGATAAAGATATCCGTTGCCACTTGACTCTGTGTTGGGTTCATGAACGCAGAATAAGCACCTTGTTTGTAAATCCTTGCAGTTTGTACCAAGTCATTGACTAGGTTAACGGCATTTGGCAATTCAGTGCTGTCTGCACCAGTTGCTCGCAAACCATAATTACCATAAGAGCTTGAACCTCCTACAGAACGAATTTGACCTCCGTTCAGTGCCCAATAAGAAACATGGTTGTAATATGTGAAAGTCGATACCTGCTCAGTTAAACCAGCATTGGTTGCAACAAGTCCATAGCTTAAATCGTTCACTTGTGTAAAGTCATTGGCCAACATGGACTTGTTACCGCCCATCTCAATGTTGATAGGCACATTACCGTTACTTAGGTAATTTGGCAATACATCACCTAACCAATTTGCGTTACTGTTGTAGTTGCTGGTTATTGTTGCAAATGCAGAACTCAATGCAGAACCAACACTGGCTGTTGTAGTGGACGCACTAGTGATTGGTAAACTTAGTGTGTTGGCGCAGTATGTGGTCCAGTTTGTTCTATTAACATTGCTCACTGTCCAATAGGTGCTCAGTACAGTTATTATGTTATTGGTTTGTGTAACCAACGATGCTGGCGCATATCCGCTTGTGCCTGTGCCTGCGCCAAGCAATGTGGTTTTCTGAGCAACACCGTTGCCTAGACTTGGATACACAGAAGTTACGCTAGATCCAAGTACTGAAGTTGTGATAGATCCACTGGTTGTTCCTTGAACAACATTGGCAATCACAGTCTTTAAGTAGGCAAATGCACTGATATAAACACTTAAAATTGCATTTGAAGATGTTGTAGGACTAGATACTTTTATACCTGTCAGGGTGTTGAAATAATTTGTGCCATCAGTCCACCAGAAGTACTTTGTACTGATGTTGTTAGTTTGACTGTTACCACCGTATAAAACGTCGTGAGTGATAGCATCAATGATGTAACCTATATTTTGTTGAGCAACTAGCGGACTCCAACCCACAGTGGTTTGTAAACTGTACTGTGATAATGTTGATAACCAAGCAACAACTTCTTGCTGAATAAATGAACGGTTTAACTGAATCAAATTTGCAGCGTTTTTAGCATCTTGTAGGTTATATGACACTCCACTATAGATAGCCAATGGTGCAGGATAACTGATTGTTGCAGGTAAAGCTGTGATACCGTTGTTTATGATACTGTACACAAGTGCTACTCGTTGTTTGACACGAGTCAGCGTTGCACTATCGGTAATAACATTGCCAATCAATGTTGGAATATATTGGATACCAAGATTCAACAACACAGTGGCCAGTCCGCTGGTAACGTTTTGTGTTTGGATATAAGTTAAACCAACACGCGAGCTTTGATATGTTGTTCCCAATATTGCATCGTAAACAACTGCGTTTATGATTTCTTGGAAATAATTTCCTCCAGACAGGCTGTTTGCCAGTGACAAGTAACTGCTCAATGCTGTAAACGGAGTAGCTGTATCAAGAATCAATCTTGTTTGTGGAGCACCAATGGTGTATGTGGCGCCAGCACTTGGCACAGCAGTCAAGCCAGTCCACACAAATCCATTGATAAAGTTTGTGTTACTTAGCGTAATGGTATTTGTAGCGGCATCTATGCTCTTGATGTAGATTGAAGGACTTGCATTTGAAGGGATGCCAGTTCCTGAAATATACTGTCCAACTTTCAATGATGCCACACTTGACAATGTCAGTGTGAATCCACCTACAGTTGCTCCACTGGCATAAGTTGCTGTGCCAACGGGAACATTTGCATAGAAATCATACACTTGGTTGATTTGATAACGGAATCCTTTTAGATAGAATGAGCAAGGTGCCTGAGGAGGTCTCACATCGAGACCACTGTTCACGGTTCCCTGCACCGTGATCAAACAGTTTGCGCTACCAATGATACCAGTGATTGCCACAGGAGTGGGTGCGCTGGTTGTTGTTTGCGCTTGACTGATTTGATAACTGCCAACTCCTCCAGTTGTTCCAGACAACTGCTGAACAATGGTTGGACTATTACCAACACCGGCGCCGCTGAGTGTCATTCCGTTTGCAAACGGAGCTGTTCCAGATTGCACACTTGTTATGACCAATGTTGTGTTACCGTTTATGTAACCTTGGCCAACTGCATTTGGAGGATAGCTGTCAATATAAACCACAGTACCGGCCACGCGACCTGACATACCGTCAATCAGTTGTCCGCCTGCAAATCGTTTGGTATTGGTACTTTGTGCAAAACAACCGCTTTCTTGTGCATAAGGTGATTTGGATTTGATCTGCCCTTCTGGATCAAGAACCATCATGAATCCGCCGTGGCCTTGTGCGCTGATGTTGCTAATACGAGTAGCATCGTTTACAAGGAACACGTCAACTTCGTTGTTTCTCTTTGGAGTACTGTTGACATCTAGTGGATTGGTCAAATAATGTCTACCGTAGTTGGTAGTACCATACAAGTGCCAGTTGGTTGATTTAACAGTTCCCGCTGTTGAGAACGGATATATCACTGTACAGTTTATAACATTACCGCTAACGCTATCAATAACAGCCTTACCAGTGCTGATATTACCAAAGTTAGTGGCTGAGTTTGGCTGTCCAGCTGCGTTAAGCGTTGTGACATTTTCATTTTGAACTACAACTGTGGCAACCCCATTTGAAACACTGCATGTTGCAATTGTGAAAGTTCCATTATATGTGGTAGGAGTCATGCCGCTGACAATGATATTATCGCCAGTGTTATAAGGAACAGTGGGCATAACTGACCCAGGTTGTGCAACAAAGGTCAATGTCACATATTGTTTGTTTTGAACTGTGGCAACAGTTCCATTAGTGACAGTGTAAACAGATTCTGTCAACACCAAACCAGCCCACGCCGCAGGCGCTTGGCTAGATGCAAGTGTTACAGTGATTACTCCAGATGTTCCGCTTAATGCAATATCAGAATTCACATCACTAGAATAATCTGTGCTGTAGTCTATCAAACCAATCTGCATTCCATCAAAGATGCCGTCTCGGTAGAAAAACAAGCTGATCCACGGACTCTTACTGACTCGGTTGATTGGACGAATAATTGTACGTCTAAAGTCGTCGCCTTTGATTGTGATGTTGGCAGATATTTTAATAGGATAATCTTCGTAATAGATACCGCTTTCAACAAAAATAGTAACGTTCTGCACTGTTACGCTTTCAGCATAACTCAATGTTTCACCTGGTATAAAGAATCCAGGTTGCAACATATTGACATTGATAGTATCATAGGTCAAACTTCCACCAGGTGTGTAACTCAGTATCACACCACTGGCTCCTGAAGTTTCGCCAATTAATATTTTACCAGCTATGATATGTCCAGAACCTGCCTGGCCTTGGTCAACACTGCCTTGGCCACCATTCAACATTTGTATAGTATAGTAGCCTGATCCAAATGTTCCTTTTGCTGCTGCACTCAAACCGTTTTGAATAATGTTTAGAATGGTTGAATACGATGCACTAGTTTGGTTAACCGCATTGCCAAAGTTTGTGTCTCCTGCAACAGTTGCTTTGCTAGAGTCTACAAAAAACGCTTTGCTCAAACTGTATGTTAGCCCAGTTGGAGTTCCAACACTGGTCACAACAGCTGAACCATCTAGATTTGTCAAAGTAAATGTTGTTGAGCCATTGGTTGCACTGATTAGGTAGGATGTTGGATTGGCATAACCAGTTATACTGCCAGTACCAGCTTTGACACCGCTAATGGTTACAGTTTGTCCAACTGCAAGGTTTGCAGGATTACAACTGAATTGACCCTTAATGCCAGTAATTGCCACACCGCCAACTGTTAGACTGGCATAATACTCGTTTTGTACAATGGTGGTTTGATAACGCAATCTTGTGGTTTGTTTCAAAACTTGATCAGCTAGGCCTTGCGCAAATTTGATAGCATCAATGGTTGGGTTTGCTTGCACACCAGTGATTGCAGTGATTGCTGATGCATTTCTATAGTAAGAATTTCCAGCATTGACTGTTTGATATGTGGCCGGAACTCCTGGCGTACCTGTTACAAGGTCAATGGTTACAGCATCTACAATTAATCCAAGATCTCGATAGCACAAAGATTCGTTATAATTTAATCCGCCAGCATAATTAGAAATCAAATAGCTGATTACATAACTTGAAATGTTTGATGACGCATTGGTAATGATGTTCCAAGCACCCAATGGTTTGGATGTGTTAAACAAAATACCTGTATAAGATGTCAATGATGGATACTGTATGACATAAGTGTTGGTTGTTGTTGAAATTGTTGTGCTAGATGCACTTTGATAGTTGGCCACAACATCCAGCAACAATCCAAACAGGTTGGTTATGTGTGTGGCAGCACCGCTTGCACTGGACCAGCTTGCTTGCCATGTGGCAGGAGTCAATGAATTTCCAGCGTATGTTGTGACCGCACTGTTGGCAATCAATGCCAGCACTTCGTTTTGTAATTCTTGGATTGCTAGATAACATTCACCTGTTGATGGGTTGTTGCTACCAGGAGCCAATTGTAATACATCGTTGTGCCAGTACTGCGAAGCCACATAGGCTATGGCAGCATTGCCAGTCTCTCCGCCATATGTCAAATCATAACAAATTGCTTCAAGGATATATGTTATGTCTCTTGCACTCTGTGAACGGCTAAACGCAACTGTTGGGAAAGCATTTTCAATATACGCATTGATGTTGGCAGCAAGGAAGCCATTGCTTATGTTGGCCACTATGACTCGTCTTGCATCATTGTTGGCTTCGATATTGGTATCTGTATATAATGGTATTGCCGGTCTTGCAGACAACCCAAAAGTCAACATGTCAAGAATCACATTGAATTTTGCGTATATTGTGTTTTGTGTGGTAGGGTTATCTGTTGGAGTTCCCAGTAATGTCTTGTCAATAAATCCAGATATACTTCTTAGATAACCATTTGATCCAACTGCTTTTGCTCTTAGTGTGGTAACATTTCCAGAACTAACAGAAGTAATTAGATTAAAAGCTGTGAGCAAGTTGCCTGAGCTTGGTAATGTGGGCGCAGTTCCATAAACTCCAATGTTGGTGTTTGAGGAAGTATTGAAAGCAACCACATTTGCATTATCTGTAAGTATGCTTACAATAGTCGCTGTGTTAGCGGCAATGCTAGGAATAGCAACTGACCCGTCCTGGTATGTTTCGTTGGTGTATTGGAAAATACTCTGTTGATAAACAATGTCTGGTTTCAAGTTTGCAACAATTTTTTGTGCAATTACTCCAAGATAATTTAACGCTGCAATACATGCAGTTCGTTGGGTGTCGCCGGTCAAGTAACTGCTTGACCCACTGGCTTGCCAATATCTATTTCCAGCGTAGGTACTTTGGCTATTACCGCCATATGTCAAATCGTATACCAATGCTAGCACATTGAATTCGATGTCTCTCTTGCTCAGTAACTTGTTGTAGTCAAGTGATGAAAACTTTGATGTTAGGAATCCAGTAATTTCTGCTTGGATAAATGGTATGTTGTTTAATAGCAATTGTCCGGCACTGATCAAGCCAACAGTGGTGTATGCAGACGCTGGAAAACTTGGTGTAGGTAAGTTTTCATTTGCGTTCTCAGTCAATATTGTTTTGATAATCAATGCAGCATTTTTTTGCAAACTTGCAGTGATACTAGGGTTGTTTATCTTGTTAATTAAATTGTTAATTAAATTATGTTTAACAATAGTTCCACTACTTCCACTACCTGTGGTTGCGCAAGCAAATTCAACAAATGTAGATCCAACAGCAGTTACAGTCCAGTATCCATTGTTATTTGTGTTGGCATCTGAGCTGTTGTAACCACTGGTGCTTACTCCAGCCACAATAATTTGTTCTCCGACTATAAACGGATTTGTTGACTGTTGACTAAACTGTATAGTAGCAGTTGTTCCCGTTCCAGTAGCACTGGTAATGTTGATGCTGGTTGTGTCTAACAACCCAACAATTTCTGATGCGTCGAAATCTGCTATGTTACTAGTTTTACTGTTGTTGGCATAAGGGAAATATAAACCAGCCAGTATACTTTGATAATTGGAACCTATGGCAAAATCATAGCACAATGCATATATAATTTTTTCTATGTAATTTTCTAAAGCTGTGTTGTTGTTGTAATCAACTGAGAAATTTAGAATTTGATTACGAATTTGTATCACAGCATCTTGGATCTGTGATAAATTATTTTTTATAATATCACTGTTGTAATCGTAGAAAAAGTTGCTGGCTTTGGTTGTTACATTGTATGTGGAATTCAAAGCCAAGTCATATGCCACTGCTGATACGATATCAGTAATAAATGTTGACCATCTGGTTTGATCAAACTCAAATTTGTTTACATATTTTTTATTCAAATATGAAATTGTTTCAGATTGAATAAACGCTCGGTTATGCTGTAGTAGACTAGATGCATCTAGAAAACCCTGTACTTGACTGCTACCCTGGGTCAAGCCAACAAGATATCCTTGAGATCTGGCTTGATCTGTATTAACAGTACTTTCAAATTGGTTTGGTCCCACTGTGTAATAAATCTTTTGACGATACGGACCAGTTTCCAAACTGGACAAGTTTATCAAGTTGTAAGCTCTCAGAGCAGCTGCGCCAACAGTTGCATAGGCATACTGCCAGGCACGACCCTCACGACCTATGGGTGTATTGGTTTGTAAATCGTCCCCTTTGGTGGTAACATACAAATTGACACCACTATAATATGTGCTGTTATCCACATAGTATTTGGTAGCAGCTTGCAAATCGGTAGAAGAATCTACTATGCCAGCACCGCTTAGTGGGCTTGGGTGATCACTAAGAGTCAACGCACCAGTCATGGTGTCTCCACCGCGCAACACTAGATCTTGACGTTGTACAGCTTCCGTTGCAAGATAGTTTCCACTCAGCGTAGAATCGTACCCAGTAACTCCTAACTGTGGTGTCAGCGGTTCGTCGCGAACTTTCAAAGCTCCAACAATGGCACCGTTGGAAACTTGTAGGTAGTGATCGTTGGCATAACCAACTGTGACCGGCAAGGAATCCAAAGTCGTAGTGATATTGTTAGAAATATTGTAAGCATTGGAGTTGAAAGCAGCAACTAATGATTGGCTTGGGCTAACTAGGTTTACAATGCTAAAAGCGTTTACAGCATTCAAACTGCCACCCAATGTTGGATTTTGGTCAGCTTGTAAGTTAGAAGTAGGCGGTCTAAAAATGATCTTGTTGGGATTGCTGGTGTCAATTTCAAAAGCACCTGTACTGGCGCCAACTTCAATGGTTCTAGCACTCAACCCGCCGCCAGTGGTAGCGGCCATGATAACCTGGTTAGCTGAATAACTGGCTGGTGCATCTGCTAGGTTTGTAAATTTAAGTGTACCACCGCCACCAAATATAGCATAAAGTTCAGTAAAGTTAGTGTTAACCTTGTTAAAACTGGTACGGATACTGTCACCAGTTCCGTCATTGCCTTGTATACCGATGTCAATTAATTGTTGTGTCATTTATTAAACTCCAAAACTGCTACCGCAGCCGCATGTTGTTGTTGCATTGGGATTCTTTATGTTAAAACTGCTGCCCATTAAATCTTCTTTATAATCTATTTC